GACGGGATCGAGAGATCTCAATCCTGAGGATATTACGTCCTCGGGGTGCCGAACCGGGCTAGGAGGGCCGAAAAGCCCCCCGAACCCAGTGTACTCACTGGCCCCTGACTCGCCTCGGTCTCCTCAGGCTCTTTCACCCAGATCGTCCGGTCATGCTCCTTGCGGAGCAGCCGGCCGACTGGGGCGGAAGCCCTGAGGAAACCCCCCCGTGCCGCGAGCGACTTGACCTTTCGGTCAAGGCGGTCGCGGACGAGCGTCACCGTGAGAGGTGAGTCCCGCTTCAGCGGGACTCCCTTCATAACGGCTGCCCAGGTCACGTTCCTACCGGTTCGTGACTCGAGGAAGTCGTTAGCCGAGCCGAGGGAGACGAAGTCTCTCTCGGGTCGGCCACGGCGAAGCCCAGTAACCCGGACCTCAGGCCTCTCCAGTAAACGAGCCGTCTCTTTCGAGGCGAGCTCATAAGCTGGGGAGGCGGCCGCGCGCCAACAAGAGGACGGCAGGTCAGGCACCTTGGAACGGTACAAACCGGAACCAAGGGCCGACCGCCACTTCTTGCTGGCGACGCGGCCTACCTTGAGGGCGGGCCCACGGGGGGTCGTGAGTCCACCTCCCCCTAGGGAACGCGGGAGGAAGGGTGGAGCGCCAGCTTTGGCAAGCTCCCGGCCTAGGCCGGGGAACATCGCCGAACGAACGCTCGAAACTCCTTTCCACGCTCCTGAATGGGAGGCGACCGACCAGGTCGCTGGCCCCACTGTAAACCAATCCGGAAGGGACTGATTGACGCCTCCCGGCAAACGCCGGGGAGCGCGAACAGCCCAACGAATTGGGAAACAGCGGGCCCAGTGACCGAAGTCGGTGGAGAGGACAGGCTTGGACAGTCCGACCTGCTTCCGCAGAAGGGGCGCGAACTTACACGGGAGATGAGCGTTAAGCTCTCTCTCGATGTAGGTCAACGCGGCCCTCTGCCAGGACAGAAGCCGCTTACGCAGTTTCTGCCCCTGAGGGGCAAGCCGGCCGGACGACCAAGCCTGGGGGACCTTCACATTCTTGCGAATGCAGAAGATCTCCTCTGTGAAGATGCCCCAGCGACTGGATCGAAGGTGTTTGCCTTCGCTGAACTTGGCACCGCACTGACGTGCGATGTCCTCGTACAGGGCGACCCTCTCGGGCCGCCACCAAGCCGCTAGGTCATCTCCACAGATCCTCTCCGACTCACGACAAAGCGAGTCAGGCATCTTGGCTCCTCGCGGGTCCGGCGCTTCTGCCGAAAGGTCCACCCAGAATAGGTGGACCAGACAGAGAAGCGGCCACGTAGTAGGCAGTCCCATAAGGACTCCCTGCTCTGTGGTGATCTTCGAGCCGTCAGGGTACTCCAAATTGTAGGCCCCCACAGACAAGCGAATGAAGTCGTCCCGGGTCACCCCGGGCGGCAACGTCGCCACGTCGAGCAGGCCCTCCACGATCTCCGTGAGGAGATCGCGGGGGAGCCTGTCCGACGCCGCTGTGAGGTCCGCCGAAAGGAGGACCCCGTCGGCCCGAAGGCCACGGACCATGCTCTCGATTGCCCCCCGGTGGTCACCTTCGACAGTTTCACGGACTCGCCCGTCGCGCTTAAGCGCGGCGGCCAAGCACCGACGGAACTGATGGAGGTAGGCCACGCGCCCAGAGAAGTGCCTTGTCACCGTCCGCGACTTAAAGCCGCGTTCGGGGACAGGCACCACCTTGGCGTCCGCCGTGTTACCCTTGAAGCCCCGTTGGAACGGGGTCCACCAAGAGGCACGGAGGCGAGAGGCAACTTGAGCATCCGACCGGGCGACCTCCTTAGGGAGGGCGTCCGGCGGCGCGAGGTCGAGACGGTAAAGCCGGTCGCTGAGACCCCGGGTGAAACCACCCTCCTTCCTCGAGTACTCGAGGCAGGAGGACTCCTGGACAGCGCTAGGCCGGGTCTGCGAGAGGTCAAGTCTTTTGGACTTGGCCCACTTCGCAGCCCAGCTTCGAGCTGCCTCAAGGAGCATGGGTGGCGTCACCTGGCGCTCAGCGAGCGTGGCTTTATGCGTCTCGAGGGACGCCGCAACGACCGCGTCCGACCCGTAAGGGAGGGCGCGGCCGATGTAGCTGAGCTGGAGCGCAAGCTCCGGCTCACACCAACCGAGGGCGCCGACAAGCCCGAAGAAGGCACCGGGGGAAACCCGGTCCTTCTCGAACACGTCGGCACGAAGGGCGGAGGCAGCGGACTTAATCCGTTTCACCTCGCCTTCACCTCGGCTGGCGGTCCCCACCAAGATGGACGATGCTAGGCGGCCAACCTTCGCGAAGCGAGATCGGCCTCTCTTATCAGAGAGGTCGAATCTCGGCGTCCCCCTGGCGTACGAGGCGGCGGCGATCGCTCGCCACACCTCGGACGCCAAGCGGACACGCCTCTGGAGTTCTTTCGAACCCACAGAGGCCTCCGCGTTGGCTAGCCGTCTTTGCACCGACGGCCAGTGAGTACCAACCACGCAAGCCGCCGGGAGGGCCTTACGGTCCTTCCAGCAGCATGCGAGGCGTCGACTTGCCTTCCGGGCACCCTTTTTAAAGGGGACTCGGGAGGCGAGGGCTGACGCTCCGCAGGCTTGCATGAGATCCGTTGGGAAACGGATTTCACGTTGTGCCGTGCGTTTGTGCGTC